CGACGTAGACGAACCCTTCCGCACCCTTTGCCACTCCCGACGCATCGAACTCGGCGCCCGACATCGACGAAAGGAAGACGGTCTCCTTGTTGAGCATCCTTGCCGTGTTGTCGTCGAGCGTCTCGAGATCCACGACGTTCTGCGCCCTCCTTACCTCCTTGGAGTCCCTCACGTGGCGGAGTCTCGCCAGCTCCTTGCGGGCAAGTTCGACCTTCCTGTCCACCTGGGCGATCCTCGCCCTGGACGCCGAGTCGACGTGCTGCGAGACCTGCTCGTCCGTGGCGCCCGGGTTGCGCGACAGGAACCACTCCGCCTCCCTTAGTTCGAACTGCTCCCTCGTCGCGTTGGCGGGGATGATCGGGGTTCCGTCCTCGTCCGAATCCAGGCCGTAGGTCATCATGGTCGCGTACTCCGGCACCCGCCCCGTCACCCCTAGGTCGCCCCCGATCCAGTCTCCCGTGGTGACTAGGTGATCGAACGCCCTGATGAGGTTGGCGTACCTCGTCTCCGCCCCGCTGGCGTCTTGGTCCATCTTCAATCTGGCCGCCGAGTCGTTGCTTCTTATTTCGGCGATCCTCTCGGCGACATTCGGCGCGCCGCCAGAGGGTCGCAGGCTGTCGTCCATCGTCCTCTCGCCGAAGAAGGGGACGTCCCGCCCGTAGGCATCCGACACCCCAATTATGTTCCCCCCGGAACGCCTGATGATCGCCGGGAATTCGAGCCCCATGCCCCGATCTTCTGCCAGCAATTGCTTGCCGATGAGGGCGCTGACGGTTGGCTCGTCGTCACCCTTGATCGGCACGAGCATGACCGACTCGTTGCCGCCCCGCGCCCTGTCTCTTGCGACAATCCTTGAGACGGCGTACTCCTGCCTGCCATCCCCGAAATCCGCGTATACGACGTTTCGCCTCCCGGCGCCCATCCCAGCTAATGGTCCGTCTCCGATCCTGTTGTAGGTCGTCTCCCCCGAGTCGTCCGTCAGTTCGGTGAAAAGACCATGCTCGTCGTAGAAAATTCTTCCGTCGACGATCTTGCTGCGAAATTCAGCGGAGTTCATATCGATGCCGATCTTCTGCAGGGCGTCCGCCCTCGCGGAAATCACGCCCTTTTCGTCGAGGCCAGACCCCATCTTCTCGGCCACGTCAAGGTTGGACGCTCCGTTGATCCACATCCTGAGCATCGTTCGCTCGGCCGATGTCAACTTGTCACCCGTCTCCTCTATCCGCCTGCTTATCTTCGACCTGGACGGAAGGAAGGCCGCAAGCAATCTCATCGCATGGGCGTTGGCCCTTATCCGAACCACTTCTTCGTCCATCCCGAGGTTCCGGGCCACCGAAGCCACGTCGCCCCCCGACAGGTGCAACGCCTCGGACACGTGAACGTTTATGGATCCGTCGAGGTCCCGCGGGTCGTGATCCCCGTTGGCCATCTTTATCGCGGACGAGACGAGGTCCCGCGAGGTGCCGGTCGAAAGCCTCGCCGTCTCGACAAGAGACGAAAACGGTCCACGCAAGGATTTGTTGAGTTCATCGATCTCTGGTCCGAGGTTCGACAGGCGCCGATTCCTGGAGCCACCCGTCATCAGTTCGTCTATCTTCTTGCCGATTATGTTGCGAAGTCGCATCAATGTGGCCACGCGTACCTGTTCGCGCGGGCTCAACCCGCCGGGCCCCGATTTCCGCAGGGAATCTAGGATCTGTATGAAGCTCGGGTCGAGTTTATTTTTTCTTCTTCGGCTTCCGGGCCTTTCGACCCGTCGTGCTTTTGGGGGGTCGGCTTCTACCGCCCTGCCTCCACTGCGCTTTCGCATGCCCGCCGACGCCCCTTGACCGTCGTCCAACATCCTGTTCCTCAACTTGGCCAGAGCCAGCTGCTCCATGCGCCTCACGGCGAACTTGTCGGTCCTCAGACGCTCCGCGGCCTCCTCCATCTTTTCGCCGTCGAATCGCCTTCTGAGCAGGTCCATCTCGGCGTCGGTGAGACCCGTCATCGGATCGTCGAGCATGCTTCGTCCCACCCGGTTCGGATGCTCGGCGCCCAGGCCTCTCAGGTACTTCTGGTGGAGCAGCTCGAGCTGGCGGGCGTCCTGTCGCGACATACCGAAACGACGACCGGCTTCATCCAGCGAGACCTTGTCGTGCGTCCTCGCCAGCCATATCCTTCTTCCCAGTTCGGCGGATTCTTCTCTCGTCCTGCGAGCGCCGGCCATCCCGGCTTGGCCGCCGAGATTGTCGGAAATTTTCTTGAGTTTCGCGGCCAAATCCGCGTCGTCGGTCACCCGCGTCGCCGAGGCGAACATGTCGTCGACTTCCTTTTTGGTGAGCACGATTCTGTCCTTGCCGTCAGGCCCGCGCCCGATCATGTTCCCCTGATCGTCGAAGTGCGCAATCATTGCCGCTTCCGGCCCCGGCCCGTCCACAATTTCGGCGTCGACGATGTCGTCGTCTCTAGCCCCCTGAGACCTCGCACCGATTTGCTCCGCCGTGAAGATGATTTGGTCCCCGCCGGGCCCGCGATTGACGAGGTTGCCCTTCTCGTCGTAGCCGACCGAGTCGTAGTCGTCGATGTTGAAGTCGTTCAGCGCCGCATTCGCGAGACCCTCTTTGGCGTCGGCTTCGTAGATCCTTCCGGTTTCAGGGTCCAGATGGAGACTTATGTTTTCGGCAGGACGGTAAGGACTCTCTGTGAGCTGGTCCAGTTCCCCGTAGGTCCTCCCCCTTCCGGTGGAACCGAGTTGCTCGGCGTCGCTGAATTTCTTGAAGATTTCGTCGCGCCTGTCCCACAGGTCCCTGTTGTTCCTTCCCCTGTACACAGGGTTGCTGGACGGGTCGCCCACGTAATAATCCTCGTTTATGAATCTTTCGACTTCCTCCTCTGCCCTATACATCGCCTCTTCGGCAATATCCCTGTTCGACGGGACGTAATTCGGATCCTTTTCGTTCTGCTCTGTGAGATGCTCCAAAATATCGTCGAGTATTTGGGGACGCAGAACGCTCGTGTCGCCAGTCGTGAGTGCGTCGTCGGCCCTTCGTTCGTCCAGCATCAATTCGTAGAATTCCCGTTCGCGGGACTCGACGTCTGTCTTCCCGACGAATCGGCGCGAGTCCGGGTCGCTCATTCCGGCTTCCGGAATGTCACCGTCCCACAGGTCTCTGACGTCGCCGCGCGTGGCGTCGTGGGCGTCGCGAATTCTGTCCAGAATTTCCTCTGGCGTATCCCCGGCCGCCTCTCCTTCTTTTATTATCCTGACGGTCTCGGGGGTGTCCATGTCCCAGCCTCCGTACTGATTCCTTGTTGCGTTTGTGAGGTCTTCCATGCCGTAACGGGCGTCAAAATCTCCGCTTGTTATGACATCTAGCTGTTGTCTCCACATTTTTTCGAAGAGCATTATTTCTTTCGGATCCGTCGGGCGCCTAAGCTCCGGATCGTATGTGAGGAACCCGGTGGACCTCTGGCCCCTCCACCTGTCCTTTTTGTAATGCTCTTCGAGCCATGCCTCGTATTCTTCTTCTGACATTCCCGGCAACGGCCTCGACATGCCGGCCTCCGCTCCGTGGCGTTCCTCGTAGATATCCGCGGCCTGCTCGAAAAGTCCGGCCGCTTCTTCGTCGTTGTAGTACTCCCTCATGTGTCCGGCTTGCCAACGCATGGCGTTAATGTTGTCTCGGTGGCTGTACTCGTACCCGTCGATTGCGTTGGTCCTCGGAACGAATGCTCCGCGCAACGATTCTTCTGCCTGGAGGAACATGGCCACCGTGTCGTCATCCATACCCCTCTTGCCCGGTCCATCTCTCTCGTCCAAGGCCTGACGGAGTTTGTCGGCTAGGGCTAGTTCGCGTACGATTCGGCGATGGCGATCATCGTCGCGCGAGGAATCCCGACCGCTCATCCCGGCTTCCGCTCCGTCGAGAAGCATCAGTCTCCGCATTTGGTCGATTCCCTCGTCCCTCAGGCGGCGCCGCCTCGTCTGCTTGCTCGGGCGATCGAACGAATCCGACTGGGCCAGCTCGTCGGCCAAATCCTTGGGTGTCCTCTTCTTGCCCCCCACGGCGGCGATGGCGAAATTGTCGCTCTCGTCCCTGCCGACAGGGACTGGCGGCCTCACCGGCGCCGGCGGCCTCACCGGCGTGGGCGGCCTCACCGGCGTGGGCGGCCTCACCGGCGCGGGCGGCCTCACCGGCGCGGGCGGCCTCACCGGGGGTTTTGTCGGTTGCGGGGTCTTTGGTCTTGTCGGCTTCCGTGGCGGCCTCTCCGGCAGGGGTACGGGTTTCGGCTCACGGATCGGTTCGGGAATCTCGCCCGGCTTGGGGACCGCCGGCATCATTCGCGGGACGCCCGCCCGACGGCGACCCGGGACTGCCCTGTCGGTGACGCTCGGGATGTTCGGATCCCCGAAGCCGGGGACGTCTGGCAATCCGAAGGGGGTCGGATCCGGGATCCCCCGTCCCAGGTTGACTAACGGGTTGCCCTCGAGCACGAGCTTGTCCAGGTCGGCGTCCCTCGCCGTGAACGGGTTCATGTCCACGTTGAGCGTCGCCCTCGGGTTCGGGAACCCGATTGTCCTTCGGGCAAGATGCCCGACCTGATTCAAGGCCTTTGCGCTCAGGCCGTCATCTATCTTGTCCACGACGTATCTCTGCGCCTGCTCGGTCAGCAGGCCGAAGCCCCCGAGGACGAAGCCTCCCGACACCGGCAACACCTTGAAATCGAGTTGATCGCCGAGCGACTTGAGTTTCAGGAACGCGATTCTCGGGTTCTCCCCGTCGGTCAGGGCGACCGAGGCGTCGCAACTTCCCCCATGCCCGCATCCGGGACAACAGTGCCCCTCATGGGACACTTGCATCGGGGCGATGCCGGTGACGACCCCGCTCGAAGTTTGCCCCGAACTGGTGTCGTTGACGGGGATGTAGACGGTCTCCGGTTTCACCTTTTGCGCGGTGCCGATCATGAATTCGTCCCCGTCGAAATGGTACGCGACCCTCAGCATCTCGGTGGACTGGCCCGCGCCCATCTCGAACACCGCTATGTCGTTGTCCGCGGTCACCAACCTGACGGGCCCGCCGAAGCGCGCGGCGAGGGCCCTCGTGAGTTGCGACGCCCTCCCGAAAGTTTCGTTCTGCGGGGCCGACATCGCCGCGTAAATGGCGTCGACATGATTTTTGTTCCTCACCGAGTCGGAATCGTCCTTCTCTTTTTTCTTGGAATTTTCGTATCTCTCCAACAAGCCACGACCCTTGACGGCCAATTTCGCGGCGTCGGAGGCGTTCTGGGGGATCGGTTCGCCCCACGCGGCGGCGGAGAGGGCGAGCCTCGTCGGTTTGCCGTCGGGCTTTTTCATCGGGCCGCCCGGGTTGGTGAAGAAGCGCGTGAGGAACGATCCCTTCCTGCGCATCTTCTTTGGCGTGTTGGCGGCACCCTTGACCCCGGGCTTCAGGTTCGCACCCTCCGTTCTCTTGAAATGTGCCCTTCCGGCGGCCGTCAACCCTCCCTTGGGATCGCGCAGGACGGGCTTGTCGGCGGCCTTCCCCCACGGATCCTGCTCGTCCTTGGTTTCCGTGTCCGCCTCGTCGGCCTTGATCGATATCGTCCCGGTCAACTGGTTGGCTCCGTGCAGCACCGGCGACACCTCGTAGAGCTCCACTTCCTTCAGCAGGTTCGCGGTCTGCACCGGGTCGAACACGGCATCCAGGGTTTTGTACCCGATGGACCATTCCTGTTCCATGCCGAAGAACGAGACGTTGGCGAATGCCTCGCGTCCTTTCTCCGCCTTGAGGTTGAACTGAACCTTTGCGTAGAGGGCGCCTACGCCCGCCTTGCGCATCTTTGCCGGCAGGCGGGGATCGTTGGGTCCGACCTCGTATATTTCGAGCACTTTGCCGATCGGGGAGTTCCAGTCGTGGCCCCAAACGACGCGGGGCTTCCTGCGCTTCAGCGACGAAGTGAAGCACCCCGGCAGGCAAATGTCGCCCACGGAGTCCTTGTTGCCGACGCCGGCGACGAAGGCCTCGACTATGCCCTGCGCCTCGTCAACGTTGATCTGGCCGTTGAGTGACTTGTAGAGGTAATCGGCCTCTTGGGAAACCATTTCATTCGTCATGTCTCGTTACATAATAAACGACGGCTGGAAGTTGTGGCGTAACGTTTCTTAATTCGTTTAAGTAAACGATCGGAGATTTACGAAATCAGAATCCGAATCTCACCTTGCAGCGACAGTTCATGGTCAGATTTATCGGCGCCGTCGGGTCGCCCGGATACATTATGTCTTGCCCGTTGACGACGAACGGTTCGTGCATCGCCACGGTGTTCCCGTGCAGAAAGGAATGCTCGGGTCTCACTTTTGCGTCCTTCTCCGAAACCCAGGTTTTCGTCGCCGCCCCGACCGAGCGACCTGCGTAGAAGGAGCCCGCGTTGAAGGCGGCGTGGGATTCGTGTTCGGCGATCGTCCTCTTCCGCTTGGACAGCAGGTTGACGAATATGGCCAGCAGCGCCGCCTTGAGCATCCCCATTTTGTCCTCTTCTTCGCCTAGCGAGAGGGAGATCAGCACGGCCCCCTCTATCTCCTTGGCGGTCGTCGCGTTGATCTGCTGGAACCTCTCGACCTGCTCCTTGAGGTGCTCGGCGGCCTCCTTCTCGTCTATCTCGGCCTGCATGCCGACCTCCTGGGAGACGATCGTGGCGGCATCGCTCATTATTCCGCTCAGGATCGGACGCATGTCCTCGGCGAGTTGCTTGTCCCAGATCCGCTGGTCGAATATGTTCTCGTAATCGAGGCTCCCGGAATCGAGGGCCTTCCTCGACTTGGAACCCACGGCCTTCTCCATGATCACTCGTTGCTGGCGCTCGGCGAAGCGCTCCAGGGCCGTGTCGAGTATCTCCGTCCATCTGTCGAGGGAGCTCTCGGCTTTTTCGTCCCACTCGTCCCACAGGGATTTCGTGGTGATCTGGTCGCCGAACGCCGACGCCCGCGCCATCTGGCCGGCCTGGGCCGCGGCGACGTCCTCCGCCTGGAGTGCGGCGGTCATGCCCTCCTTCGGGGCGGGAGCCACCCCCTCGATCGCCGGCATCCCGGGGATCGCCGGCATCCCGGGGATCGGCGGGACGGGGCCCATCCCGGGTATCATCGGTCCGCCCGGGGTGCCGGCCGGCGGGACCGCCCCGCCCATGCCGGGGACGCCCATCTGCTGCTGCACGAACTTCTTGTTCGTGTAGCCGATCGGGGTCAGGTTCGGGTTGGCGAGCATGGCGTTCATCAGCTCGGAGTCGACCACCTTGCGCCCTGCGCCCTCCCTGTACTCGTTGCCGCTGATGAGACCCGTCTGGTACTCGCTCATCAGGTACCTGTCCCTCTCCTGCTTGTAGAGAACGAGGACCGGCACGTCGGTCACGTCGAAGTCGATGTAGTACAGGTCGTCCAGTTCGTCCAGCGCCCTCGCGATCGTCTCGAGGTGGGGGAGCATCGTCTCGTTCCAGAACACCTTGTGCTCCTCAGCGGCGTTGGCGAACGTCCTGCCGGCGGCGTTCCCGATCACGGACTCGGGCACCCCGAAGGCGGCGAGGATTTCCTCCTTCTGTATCTGGCGCATCTGGACGTAGTTCGCGTCCCTCGGGCTCTGGCCCGTGTCCACGAAATCCACTCCCTCGTCCGAGGAGAGGACGGTCACGGCCCCGGCCCTGTTCACGTTCCCCCTGAAGCGACTGCGCAGCTCGTCCTTGTCGTCGTCGTCGATCTCGCCCCTCACGACCAGGAGGCCGCCCGGCCTGCCGTCGTTCAGAAGGAAGTTCCGGTTGTAGAGCTTGGAGAGATTCTCTATCTCGATGGCGATCCCCGCCGATTCCATCGGGGTGAGCGAGAGGTACGGGTCCAGCGGGTGCGGCTTCCTTATCCACACGACGTCGTCGGGCTTGAGGGTGACCTTCGTTCCGTTGCGCATGTCCACCTCGAAACCCGAGACGAACTTCTTGGGGTCGGGGATCGGCGCCGTGTGCTGCGGTGGGAGCAGCTGGAGGGCGATCAGCTCCCCGTCTCGTCCCCTGATTTTCTCTATGAATGCGCCCCGCGACGACATCAGCAATTGCGACGAGAGCCTGTACCTGAACACGAAGGAGTTCTCGCCCATGTTCGCCTTCGTGTTGAACAGATCGAGGATCTTCCTGTCGGTCTTGTGGACCACCCTGCCCGAGGGGCTGTTGCCCTCCCTGAGGATCACCGGGAGGCGAGACTGGTTTCCCGCTATCGCGTCGATGCACCGGTTCACCCAGGTGACCTTCTGGAACCCCTCGCGGTAGGCGCGCTCTATGTCCCACGAGTCGCGGTACGGTTTCCCGACCTGGGACGGGTTGTAGGCGACCGGGGCGCCCGGGTTCAGCGCCTTAAACTTGTCGGCGTTGGAGCTCTTGTTGAATCGGGAATTCCAGGCCATTTTCTAGATCTACTCCTTACCGAGCAAATAGCCGACCGCCCCTGCGGTCAAACCGAAGACGATGAAGCCGAGCGCGGGGTTGATCAAAAAAGTTCCTACTGCCGTAAACAGTATAAATGAAGACATCAACAAGTTAGCGACTGTCTGCCTTTTGGCTAATTTGGCTATGGCTATTTTGAGTTTGTTCATGCGAATTTGTTCCTGGTAAATTTTGGCAACACATATAATGTAGTTCAAGAGGTAGCTCGGAGTCGAGATGGAAGAGACAAACTGGGAAAAGGTGCTTGAGTGGCTTCAACCCAAGAAACCCATGTATTGCCCCGAGGAACCCTCGCTGACGCAGAAGGTGTTCCTCAGGACGCACTGTCTCGAGGGCCTGTTCGGGGGCGCCGCCGGCGGTGGAAAATCGTCCGCCCTGCTCATGGCGGCCATGCAGTACCTCGATGTACCCGGCTATTCGGCAATCCTGTTCAGGCGCACCTTCGCCGACCTGGCGTTGCCCGGGGCGCTCATGGACAGGTTCCGGACCTGGATAGCGATTTACGAAGAGATCCACTGGAACAACAACACGTACGTCGCCACATTCCCGTCGGGGGCGAGGATCTCCTTCGGGTACCTGAACAACCAGAACGACTACCTCCGATACAAGGGCTCGGAATTCCAGTTCGTCGGCATGGACGAGGTCACGGAAATCAGGGAGAACGACTACCGCTACCTGTTCTCGCGGCTCAGGCGACCAGCGACGGGCCCGCTCTCCGTCGTCCCCCTCAGGATGAGGGCGGCGTCCAACCCCGCCCCGAACTGGGTCAGGCAGAGGTTCATAGTGGAGGGGTCGAGCACGGGGAGGGTCTTCGTGCCCTCGAAATTGACGGACAACCCCGGCATCGACGTCGAGTCCTACCGGATAGCGCTCGCCTCGCTGGACCCCCTCGAGCGAAGAAGGCTCGAGGAGGGCGACTGGTGGGCGACGACGCTCGGAACCATGTTCGACAGGACCTCGTTCGTGGTGATCGACCCGAGCGAGGTGCCGACCATGGGTCCCACCGCACGGGCCGTGCGATTTTGGGACCTCGCCGCTACGGAATCGAGCAGCTCGAATCCCGATCCCGACTGGACCGTGGGAACCCTGATGCTGTTCGAGAACGGCGTCGCTTACGTGCTCGACGTGAAGAGGGCGAGAGTCAAGAGCGACAAAGTCGAGCAACTCGTGGCCCAGACCGCGGCCGAGGACGGACCGACGGTGGCCGTGAGAATGGAGCAGGAACCGGGCTCGTCGGGCAAGGCCCTGATAGATCAGTACTCACGGTACGTGGTGCCCGGTTACGATTTCATAGGCATAAGGTCCACCGGGGACAAGGTGACGAGGGCCCGGCCGTTCGCCGCCGCCGTGGCCAACGGAAACGTGAAGATCATAAGGACCCCATGGATGTCGGAATGGCTGGACGAACTGTCCTCGTTTCCCGAGGCCAAGGTCCACGACGACCAGGTTGACTCCGCCGTCGGCGCCTACATGTTCCTTGCTGGTTTGGGGTTGCCTTTCAGGAGGCCGTCTACTATCCTCGTCTGAAATAGCCTACGGGGAGTAAGTTAGAACATGCCCAGCGAGACCAGCAAGATTGCGTCAATCATCAACGACATCGTAAGAAAACTGATGGAGATAGACGCAGAGACGAAGAACCTGGCGTCCGACTCCGTCACCGTCGAGTCGGCTTGCTCGGACCTGTCCGAACTGAACCGACTCAAGCTCGAGGTCTCGGTGGTCTACGACTCGGCGATAGCGATCGTGGCCGAGAAGATGGCCGACATCCCCGAGGTCGTCCTCGTCGACGGAACGAAACTTGAGAAAAAGACCTCCTACGACAGGAAATCCTGGAAGCACGAAGAATTGGCCGACGTCGTGTCACGCCGCATTGTTCAGCTCTCCACGAATCTCGACACCGGCGAGGTCGGCGCAACGCCAGAGACGGTCGGCAGGGAGATGCTCAAGTACCTTCAGCCCTCGTACTGGAGGGTCAAGGCGCTGTCCGGGATCGGCGTGACCGCCGACGAATACTGCGAGGTGTCCGAGGAAAGCAAAACGAGCATCATAGTCAGGAGGCTGAAATAATGAACGGACCAACCAACAACATCTACAACGCCCTCGCCGAGAATTTCCCGCAGGAAATGGAGCGAACGGTGAACAAGGGCGGAACGCTCCTCACCTACATCCCCGTGAGCGAGGTCATCAACAGGCTGAACAGGGTGCTCGGCGTTGACAAGTGGTCCTTCACGATCATTCGTTGCGAGCGCGACAGCGCCGACCCGGAGTTCGTCGTGGCCCATGTCCGCATCGAGTATCTCGTGACCGATTACCAAACGATCTGCCGCGACGGATTCGGCGGGCAAAAAATCAAGCGGACCAAGCAGGGGGCGATCGTCGACCTCGGCGACGAGTTCAAGGGCGCGATCTCCGACGCCCTCAAGAAGGCGGCCCAGACCCTCGGCGTGGGCCTGTACCTCGCCCGCAGCGACGACGCCATCGAGGCCGAGCAGTACCTCGAGGCCGAGTCGGTGCAGGACAACAAGGTTTCCCTGTGGAACGCGTTCGTGTCCCTCGCGAAGGGGCTCGACACTAACCAGAAGAACGCGATGCGGGAACGCTGGAACGAACGAACCCAGGGCGAGCCGGTTCCGAAATCGATCGACTCCGTCTCCGTGGACGACCTTGAGTTCATCGTCGCCGAGGTAAACAGAATTAAATCCGAGTAACGGGCCCCGAATGGACCAGTTACCGTACGAACTTCCCGAGTATGTCTCGCCGAGTTCCCTAGCGACATATGCGCAGTGCCCGCTGAAGTACAAGTACTCGCGGGTCAACAAAATCCATGAACCCCCGACGCAGGCGACCCTGCTGGGCAACTTCGTCCACGACGTCCTTGAGTCCTTCTACGGAACGCTCGACCCGCGCGAAAGGACCCCCCTCTCGTTAAGGTCCCTCAGCACTTCGATTTGGTCCGACGGGGACTGGGCTGGCCGGATAAAGGGGACGGTGCCCGACAAAGATGCGCAGAAGTTCAGGTGGTCCGCCTGGTGGTGCCTGGAGAACATTTTCCGGGTCGAGGATCCGTCGACGATAACGATCGGCGGCGTGGAGACCGAGATGGACGGAACCGTGAGGAACGTGAGGGTGAAGGGTTTCATCGACAGGTGGTTCGTCGACGAGGGAATGGTTCGCATATCCGACTACAAGACCGGCAGGACGCCGCGCGAGCCGTACGTTGACGACAAGTTCATACAGCTGATGATCTACGCAACGCTCCTGTCGGAGGTGTCCGAACACCCGATCGGGTCCGTGGAGCTCCTGTACCTGAAAGACGGCAAGCGCTTCATCAGGCTCGTGCACCAATCGGGGATGGACGAAGTCTGCGAACTCATAACCGAGACGTACGACGCCATAGTCGCGTCGTTCAACGACAACAACTGGCCCGCCAAGCCAACGAAACTCTGCAACTGGTGCTACTTTAAGGATACGATATGCGAATATTGGAAGAAGGATAAAAGATGAACCATTACATAAGCGATGACGCCTTCGCGCATATGGTGGCGCAGGAAGTGAAGAACAAGGCGTCCGACGAGCACAGGCTGTTCCTGAGCCAGCCGGAGAACCTAGACAGGTGGATGAGGGCGCTGAACGCCCTGATGAACAACCTGAATCGACAAATAGATGGCTCGACTGACGACATGATCGCCGACGACAAGAGGTACGCGGACCTCGGCGAGGACGGAGTTGGGCTCGGGGTTGAGTCGAGGATGTACTACGAGAGCAAGATCAGCAAGGCCGAGCGCTTCAAGTTCTACGTCGTCAAAAGAATTTCCGACGTAGCGACGATGATTTCGCTGCAGAAAGCGACCAACGCAGACCACGAGAAAACCAACGAGCTTTGCCGTGACGCCATAGAAGCCCACAGGACGTATCTTTTGTCCTATGACATCGAGGCGACGCCGGCCGATAGGGCGCTCTACGAATCGCTCAAAGGGATCTGGGCCTTCGAGAAACTCCCCGCCCCCGAAGAGGAAGAGCAGAATCAGGAGTCGCTCCAAAAAAACGGAATCTAAGTACGTCGCCCGAAGGGCTATCGTAAAAAAAATCCTCGGAGAAAGAAAGTGGTGCGAGGCCTGCCCCGTGTTCGCGTCCGACGACGGGGCGGTGACGTACGTTCGAAAGCCATCGCAGGACGTGCACGAACTGCTTCGGAGATCGCAGGGCGGGTCGGTGCTCGACGAAAAAAATCTTCTCGCCGTGTGCAGGTCGTGCCACGACAGAATAGGCAAATACCCGCAAAAGGCCTTTGAATTAGGTCTTTCAATACAAAGCTGGAAAAAAAGGTAATCGTACAACCATTACCCTTTTCAGTATTAGCTACGAGGATACAATCGTGGCAGGTAACTCGACGAGGGAGGGGGTGATCCGGTCAGGCGGTTAAACCCGCGACGGGTGCGGTCCGATTCGGGCGCTCAGTCCCCGGGGTTTACGGGCTCCGGGGACTACCCGTCAGGCGCGGTAGTTTTCGCCTGTGGAAAAAACGAAGATTTTCATGGGTTTGGATTTGTCCCTATCGTCCACGGGCTGGTCGGTGCAGGACGCGAGGGGGGCGATAACCCCAAAAAGCAAAGGGACCCAGAGGCTCATCGACGTGTCGGCGCAAGTGATGGAGCTCGTTGGATTTCACCGCGTAGAGGCGGTGGTGATGGAGGGCTACGCTTTCGCGGCGCGGTCCGGGCAGGCCTTCTCGATCGGGGAACTCGGCGGCGTCGTCAGGTACGTGCTGTGCGGCGCCGGGATTCCCTTCGCCGAGATAGCGCCGACGGCCAGGGCGAAATTCGCCACGGGCAGGGGCAACTCGTCCAAGAGCGAGGTCGTGTCGGCCGTGTCGGCGAGAACGGGGATAATTTGGTCGGGGCCCGGGGCGGACGATATCTGCGACGCCTGGATACTGGAAGAAATGGCATTGATTAGATGGGGCAAGCCGAGATACGATTGGCCCGAGGCAAGTCGCGCCGTCGCCGACGGAGTCGACTGGTCCCCTATAGAAAAATATAAAGGAAAATGCAGTGACTCGCAGTACGCCGATTAGCCAAGTCGAGGTTGAGGAAGAATTGTTGCGCCTCATGGATTTGCTCGAGAACGAGACCGAGGCCTTCGAGACCCTCTCCACCGACGCCGCCAAAAAAGAGGCCAAATACAAAGCCAATTGGGCCAAGTCGTATCTGGCCGCCAAGGGCTCCATAAAGGAGCGCGAGGCGTGGGCCGACTACCAGATGAACGACGAAAACTACGACTACAAAATTTCCGAAGCCCTCGTCAAGGCCAAGAGGGAGAAGCTCCTACTGCTGAGAACATCAATTGACGCCCTGAGGACGCTGAACGCCAACGTTAGGGCCCAGGTGTGAGCGACGTCGCCAACATCCACCCTTCGATACTGAGCCTGGCCATCGACATAGACCTCCTGAAACCGATGGAGAAGAATCCGCGCATCGGGAACGTCGAGTCAATAATCGCCTCGTACAGCGAGTTCGGACAGATAAAACCCATCGTGGTTATGCCGTCCGACGACGGAAAGTTCTCCGTCATAGCGGGCAACCATCAACTGATCGCCGCGAAAAAACTCGGGTGGGAGAAGATCGCCGCGATCGTGTACGAAGTCGACGAGAACCGCGGCCACGCCTTCGCGCTGGCCGACAACAGAACCACCGAGTTAGGGAACACCGACCAGGGGATGGTGCTCGATCTGATGTCCGAAATCTCGTCCGAGTACCAGGACCTGCTGCTGGGACTCGGCTGGGACGAGTTCGAGGTGGCATCGCTGACCACCGACATACTGGTCAACGAGAGAAACGACAACAGGGGCGGCTACACGCCGGCGGTCATCATCAACCCGTTCGAGCCGCTCGGCGAGGATCAGATAGTCGAGAACAGGAACGAAAACGACGAGATTGACTACCTCGCCACGGACAAGATTGACAAAGAGGAGGCGATCACGAGGGGGAGCGTGGCGGTGGGGGTCAAGGGCGGCGAGAGGGCGATAGTCCAGTACACCCTCGTGTTCGACGACGCCGACCAGCAGAAACGATGGTACGACTTCATCAGGTACATCCGGAACGACCCTGCCTACGCCGGCGAGACAACCGCGTCAAAGCTGATCAACTTCATAAACACGAACGCCGACTTCTGATGCCGCGCAAGCGACTTTACCTCGACACCACCTGCGTCGACGCCGCGAGGAAGAGGATCAGGCACGTCTACGACACGTTCGACACGGTCTGCGTCCAGTTCTCCGGCGGCAAAGACTCGACAGCGGTCCTGTATCTCGCCAAAGAGTTGCACGAAGAGCGCGGGCTCGGCCCGGTGAGGGCAATCTTCAGGGACGAGGAGATGGTCAGCCCGATGGTCATAAATTTCGTGGAGAAAGTGCGGAACTACGACTGGGTCGACATGGAGTGGTACTGCCTGTCGGTCGGCGTGGAGGTCTGGTCAATGGGCAAGAGAACCACCGAGATGACCTGGTCGAAGGAACGCGAAAGGCAGGGTCGCCTCGTCAGGCCCATGCCGGAGTTCGCCATCAACGCCGAGTCCTTCGGCATGAGCAGGGAGGAGGACATGGGCGACACGGACTACTACACGATGCAGGGCAAAAAGGGCAGGACGGCGTTCCTGACGGGCGTGCGGGCGAACGAGTCGATGATCAGGTACAGATCCTGCGTCCAGAAACTGCACGAAAACTACATCGTCGCCCCATACAAGGCGCCCAGAAATCTCCCCCTCCGTTTCGCGAAGATAATATACGACTGGACGACCGACGACGCGCTGAAGTTCGTCACGGAGGAACATGGAGCAGAGTACTGCGAGTACTACGACGTTGCGGCGATGACGGGGTCGAACACGAGAGTCGGCATACCTCTCTATTGCGTTGCCGCGAGGAGGATGGGCGACCTGATGGCCACCGAGCCGGCTTTCTTCGACCAGCTCCAGAGAGTCTGGCCGATGATTGACGCGCAACGGAGGTTGTGGGCCGACTACGACATCGAGAAGCTGATCATGGGGTACGCGCGCTACGGATGGGACGGGGTCAGGGCGTGCATCGACGACCACATGATGAGCGACTCGGACATATTCTACGCAAAGGCGTTCTGCGCGAAGTTCAGGATGAAGATGCGCAACGATCCGAAGAGCTACCCGATCCATTGGCTGATACGCACGCTGCTGCTCAACGAGTTCACCGCGGCGTCACCCATGCCAATGGGGCCCGGGACGAAGGCGTACGGAATCGCAAAGAGAGAAAACGCGGAGGCAAGCGATGAGTGATGGCAGGCACGAAAAGGTCGAGGCCGACGCGCTCAGGAGCGCACCCTGGCGAGCTACCTACATCGTCAAACCCGACCTCAGTCTCCTCGCGACGTCGCTGGTCGCGTACGGCTGGGTGTCCCCGATCGTCGCCTACGACAGGCAGGACGGCGACGGGCTCACCGTCGTGGACGGCCACGAAAGGTTGGCCTTGACCAAGGCCATGCCGCAGCTACTTATCGACCAACGGTTCGTCCCAGCGGTCGTGTTCCCCGACATGTCCGACACGGAGGCGATGATCATGCACGTGACGCTCAACAGGGCGAAAGGTCAGGTCATGAACGAGAGACTCTCAAAGATAATAAGGACGATAATCAAATCGGGCGCCCACGACCCGGAATCGTTGATGCGCACCCTCAGCATGACCGCAGAGGAGTTCCAGGTGCTCCTCGACGGATCGCTGCTGAAAATGAGAAAGGTCTCGGAGCACGTGTATTCCAAGGCCTGGGTTCCAATAGAAGCCAACCAGGACGAAAGACCGCAGTTCGAGAGACCCCCGAACCCCGACAGGTGACCGTTTCAACGACGAAGTCGCCGATGCTGTAAAATTTGCGTAGTCATACCGACGGGAGGGCTTAATGCCGTCAAAGAAAATTGTGATACATCCAAGCTCTCCCATGATGCAGGCGGCGCTCGCAAGGGAGCTCAGGAAAGTCCTGACCAGACTCCGGCAGCAGGGGACGATACTTCCGTCCACCCTCCCCCCGATAACCCTCCCGCCGGTGAGGCCGGGCGACACGACGACGACGACGATTTCAAGGGCCGTGCAGAACGCCCTGCCCCCGGCGAGGACCCCTGCGGAGCAAACGGCTAGGCCGGGTTTGATAAGAAGGGCGATCAGGGCGATTACCAACAGGTTGGCGCGTTTCCTGAGCGGGGGAGGCAGAAGAGGCCAAGGCGCAACCGGAAGAGAGTAAGAGGCGAACATGTTGGTAACTGTCGCCGACCTGAAAACGTACATGGACATCAGCCTGAGCAACAGGCAGACGGACGCCGCCGAGATGATTCTCGAGGGCCTGCAAAGCGAGCTCGAGGCATATCTCGGACGCCCGGTGACGGTGGACGAGTTCGTGGAGGACCACGTGATACCGTCCTACGATTTCGGGGTTCCGCACATTGGCCACATGCACGACAAGAGCCTCGACACGACCAACGACCCTTTGCGGTATTTCGTGCAGTCCCCGATCATGGTTCCCCTCCGCAACACCCCCGTCGCATCGGTTGATGGAGTGTCCGTCAGGAACAGCGCGATGGCATCCAAGCAGCTGGCCGAGGCCATGAGGCGAGACGCGACAATAACTGGCGCGGTCCAGTCGGGCGCGAACGTCGTGTTCACGGCGACGAACGAATTCGTGCTCGGCCAGTACGCCCGGATATCGGGCGTCACCCCGAACAACTTCAACGCCCAGAACAAGCAGATCGTCGCCGTCACGGAAACGACCTTCACGATCAAGCACGACCTCGGCGGCCAGACCTACGCGAGCGGCGGATTGGCGGAAGCCACGGGGTCAGACTACAAGGTTTTCCCTTGGGGCCTGGAGCTTTACGCCGCCATGCCGAACGACGTGATCACCGTGAACTACTCGGGCGGACTCGACGGAACGCAGCTGAAGGTCATGAAGCTGATGATCCTCAGGGCGGCCACCAGGGAAATGCAGAACATGCACGACGACACCGTCGGGGTCAAGGACCTCACAACCCGCGGCGTCACGGTGATGGAGACGGGATTCTTGGAGAAGGAGCTGCTGGCGCTCAAGCTCTACAAGCGTAGAAGGATCGCGAGATAATGCAGCGCGAACTGTTCCCGCGAAAAAGGACGCAGCTAAACCGGAGCCGCAAGAGCACCGGAGACAAGGTCAGGAACGCGGCGCCGATCGACACCACCGGGCGCGACTTCGTCTCGACCTCCGGCGTCAGGGGGAAGGGCGTAAGCCTCGGCATCGACGTCAAGGTCAACCACAAGAGCTTCGCCAGCACGATCAAGCAGATAAAATCCTTTGAGAAACTAATCCATAGGATGGGGGACCGCGACGACAGCGCGACCCCGGGCTTGACGCACTTCGCGGGCGTCTACCTCATGATAGGGAAGATTTACGGGCGCGCGCAGGTGTGCGTCCCCCCCGCCGTCACGGTATTGAAGCCCATGGTGGCGATGATGTTCGCAGAGAACTTCGCCACCAACGGCCTGCCTTCCGGCGGCTGGGCCCCGCTCAGCCCGGCCTACGGAGCCTGGAAGCTGCTCAAGTACCCGGGCAGACCCACGATGCAGGCGACGGGGAGGTTGTTCCAGAGCCTGACAATCGGACTGAGCACGGACAAGATAAAGAACGACTCGGTGGAGTTCGGCAACAAGGTCAGGTACTCAACCTGGCACCAGTACGGCACCACCCGGATGCCGATGCGCAGGCTCGTGTTTGAGCGACCGGGTTTCGCCAAGGCGGCCGGGAACGTCTTCGCCAAGATAGCTGTTGGGCGTCCGTCGGGCAGGATAGACCTGAGATGAGCGATGTCGGTGCGCACGAATTCGAGGCGATGTACGGACCGCAATTTGCGAAGCAGTTCGTCAACGACTACCTGAAGCTCGAGGTGCCGAAGAGGCTCGTGAAGTACAGGAACTACTGGAATGTGTCCAACGACGACATGCCCGATCCCGCCGAATACCTCGACTACGAACCGGCGACGATGGACGTCTGGCCCACCCTGATCACCGTGTCGCTCTCGGCCCGCGGATTCACGAGGGTCGGGCACATGCGCTACGGCGATCCGGAGTACGAGGTCTCCTACAACATGCGCACCTACGTCTGGGCGAGGACCGAAGGCGAGAAGTCCGTGACGACCATGCGGGACAGGCTGATAGTGGTGGCCAGGTCGGCGCTGATGGATCACCCGTGCCTCAGGAGGAGGAACCCCGAGAGACAGGCGAGGATAGAGGAGTCGTCCGTCACCGAGGAGTACTCCGAGCTGACGCTCCTGAAGGGCGACAGATATCTAGCGGGGGCCTACGTCGGCTACGAGCTGAAGATAGAGGAACCGATAGTCAGAGAGAAGCTCGCCGACTTCGATGACATAGACCTGGTGGTGCAGGGTGTAAAATTGATGGACGGAATCCCCGATCCGGAGGAATAAATGCAGCAATTCATCCCAGTATCCGAGGTCGGCAATGACCAGGAATCGTCCGTCGCCTCGTCCCACATGAAGATCCTGAACGTCTCGACGATAATGGCCAAGGTGACTGACGAGGGACACAAACTCATGCCCGGTGAGCAGGCGTACGTCCTGGCCGGTTCCAGGAACCTTGAAGAGGCCCTCGCAAGACGAAGCGTCATTCTGCTTGGGGACAACCAAACATCCACGGAGAGCGACAAGCAACCCAAAAAAAAGCCGATCCCAAAAGCCCAGGCCTCGGCAGAGGCTACTGCTGTCCCCGTCGCTTCTGACAGTGGGCCCGAGGCCCCGGCCGCCAAGAAGTCCGAAACGGGCACGGCCGAGGCGAGCAAACCGGGTGCCGAAGGTGACGGTGCAAAAAACGGCCCCGGTGACCGCGGGTAAAATGGCTAATTTCAAAACGTGTAATTCTGAAAGCAGTCGGAATGCTATTATTCCTACTGAGCAAATCCACGACATCGGAGGATCATAAATGCCTGGAATAGTCTTAACGACATCGGTGGTAACTGGTCCCTCAACGGTCACCATTTCGCCAACCTCAACATTGTTTATCGCCGGGGTTACGACTCGCGGCCCAGAGGGCAACGCTTTCTTGGTTCAGAGCTTGGCAAATTTCGAAGACATCTACGGTGGCTACACGTCCTCGGGGTACGTCCATCAAACCCTTCAGGCCTTCTTCGAGGAAGGCGGCTCTAGGGCCTACGTCTCGCGTGCCATCGGCACAGGCGCGGCACTCGCAAGCGCCGCTCTCCCGAACAGCGCTTCTCCAGCCGTAACCGTCCTGACACTCAAGGCCTCGGGCGAAGGCACGTGGCCTCACTCCGGAGTCATGAAGGCGGAGATCACCCACCCGACCGCAGGCTCAAGCTTCAGGATCAGGATCATCCTCAACGACGAAGTCGTGTACTCAACCCCCGTCCTCACATCCAAGGAGGACGCGGTCGAGGAGATCAACAACAGCGCGGTGGCGTCGTTGTACGTCATCGCCGAAGTGGGCGCGGGTGCCGGAATCCCGGCCGTCAGCACGGGCATCAACTTCACGGGCGGCAACAACGGCTCGGTCCCGACAGACGCCCAGATGGCTTCCGCTCTCGACTCGTTCATCAAGACGCTCGGTTCCGGTGCGGTGTGCATTCCCGGGGAATTCGGAAACACGATCTGGGAAGCCCTGATGGAGCACGCCGCGGAGAACAACAGGACCGCGATCCTCGGTTTCGACCGCGACCAGACGGTGGAGCAAGTGATCGCAAGTGCGGGTGGCCTGGCGGAGCACGATGGTGCAGAGACTTCCGCGTGGTACTACCCGTGGGTCAAGGTGGAGAGGAACGGCCTCACGATCTCCACGCCGTGCGAGGGTTACGTCGCCGCCAAGAGGGCCAAGCTTCACAACGATATCGGCCCTTGGTCGGCGTACGCCGGCATCGGCACCAACTCGGATTTCGTCAAGGGCACCTTCGTGGCCATCACGAACGACCAGGCCAACACCCTGAACGACGGATACGTCAACCCGATCAGGGTCATCAACGGCGACACGAGGATCTACGGCGCGAGGTCGGCTTCGTCCGACACGGACAACTACAGGTTCATCACGGCCAAGGAAGTGGTCAACTACGTCGTCGCTCAGGCCGAAATCAGGCTCGAGCGCCTGGTCTTCAGCGTCATCGACGGAAGGGGAACCTTGTTCGGCGAGGTCAAGTCGGTTCTGACCGGAATTCTTGACCCGCTGGCCCAGGCCGGAGCCCTGTACCCGTTGTTCGCCGAGAACGGCAAGATGATTGACCCGGGATACAAGGTGACGGTCAACGAGCAGCTCAACCCGGTCACGCAGTTGGCCACGGGGACGGTTAAGGCGCGTGTCGGTCTCAGGGTCTCTTCGCTCGGAGAAACGATCGAAGTGGAGATCAGCAAGTCAAATCTCACCGCATCTCTAGCCTAATCGGAGGAATAAACCATGGCAAATTCCAAATACACTCAACGACAAATTCTCGCAAAGCTCGAGCCGATCGGCACAGTCGCCCCCGATTTCGATCACTTCTTTGCGCAGGTGTCGGGCGGTGAGATTACGGCTGCGGTGGAGAAGATCTACACGGGCGGGTCGAAGTTCCCGGAACTCCTCTGCGCCCCATCCGAGGTCGGCGACGTCACCCTCACGAGGCACTACTCCGACGACGACAAGACCTCGCTCAACACGGCCCGCCAGCACGTAGGCAGGATCTACTACAACATCACGATCTACCGGACCAACTGCGACCTCGCCGATTCGGTGCCCGACAGGCAGTACAACAACGCCCTCCTGGTCGGCCTCACCGAGCCGGACGGGGACGCATCCTCGGGCGCACCCGCCACCTACGCGATGACCTTCTCAATAAACGGCGCACCAGCACCAAATCCGTAAGCCAAAAACCGTCAGATTCCCTGACGGGAGGGTTGCACAACGGAGCGTGACTGCGCGCTAGGTTCAGCACATGGAAGAAAACACCGTGAAAACACAACCCACCACACCCGAACCGACCCTCCTCGACCAGCTCAAGGCCGTGATCGCCAAGAAGGTCGAGAGACCGAACGTCTTCATCGAGGTCCCCGAGAGGCCCGGAGTGAAGCTGCTCGTCAGCCCGAACCTCACCCAGGCGCAGATCCGCGGCTGGCAGAAGCAGTGCGGAAGCGAGACACAAAGGGGCCTCGACTCCACGAGGTTCGCCTGCACCGTCGTGGGCCACGCCACGAAGGGCGTGTACCTGCAGGGGGACGAGGTGCTGCAGGACGGCCAGTGGCCGGTCAACTTCGCCTCGAAGCCGATCCTCGAAATGACGCACTGCGACAAGGCGATCCCCGACGCCGTCCAGAAATTCTTCGGCATCGACGCCCACGTTGAGGCCGCGGCGCTGGCGATCATCGACGCCTGCGGATTCGGCGACACCATCCAGGCCGAGGCAACGGAAAACCCTACGAAGAACTAATCGAGGAGTTGTCGCAAGACAACCGCGTAATAGCCGCCGCTCGATTAGGCGAGCTATGGGGAACCGATCCGGTCAGGCTGCTCGACTCGGGCCTCGATGAATGGGTCGTCAGATACGCCTGTGCTAAAGTTATATCGGCGG